GGCAACTTACAATGCAACTGAAACTTGGGCTAATGCAGTCAATTTAGGTTTAGGCGATATTGACCAACCCGGCCTTTACACAATGACAGCACAATCTACAACAGTCGATACGATTTACAATGTTGTTGCTGATATTGCTGATTCAGCATTTGGTTATCTATATGAGGATAATGCCGGAAACATAGGTTATGCCGATGCAGATCACAGGCAAAATTACCTGCTAACAAATGGCTATGTTGAATTAGATGCTGGTCATGCTTTAGGTGCTGGCCTATCAACAGTTATGAGATCAGCAGATGTTCGAAACGACATTTTTATTAATTATGGCAACAACTTTAATTCACAGGTTACAGCTACTGATGCCAAATCAATTGCTTTATATGGCTACAAAGCCGAAACGATTAATTCTAGGGTTCAGGGTGCAGTTGATGCTCAGGCTATTGCTGATCGGTATATTGACCAGAGAGCCTACCCACAGCCAGCATTCCAATCCATAACATTTCCAATAACTAACTCAGAAATCGACAATGCTGATCGTGATGATTTGTTAGGCGTGTTTATGGGAATGCCGGTTGATATTAGAAATTTGCCTAGCCAAATATCAGGGGGCACATTTCAAGGATATGTCGAGGGCTGGTCATGGAGCACTAGGTTTAATGAGCTGTTTTTAACAATTAATGTTTCACCAACCGCTTTTAGCCAAGTGGCTATGCGTTGGAATACTGTTCCAATCACAGAGGCTTGGAACTCAATAGACCCTGCTTTGACATGGCAAGATGCTACAATCGTAGCCTGAGTATAGGAGAAAAATGGCAACCACTACTAATTATTCATGGGCAACCCCCGATGATACAGATCTCGTAAAAGATGGCGCATCAGCAATTAGAACTCTTGGGTCATCAATTGACACCACACTTTTTGGCGTTGCTAGTAAATCGACAATTAACACACAGACAGGAACTACCTACACCTTAGTTCTAGCCGATGCTGGCAAGTTAGTTACATTAGATAACGCTTCAGGAATTACATTAACAGTTCCAACTAACGCATCAGTTGCTTTTGCTACTGGAACTCGCATTGATTTAACTCAACTTGGTGCTGGTCAAGTAACTATTGCTGGAGCAGGTATTACATTTTATTCAAAGGGTGCTGCATTAAAAATTACTGGTCAATACTCAGCTGCAACCTTAATTAAAATTGCAACCGATACATGGGCTTTAATTGGAGATATAACAGCATAATGTCTTTTATTCCATTGGGTATTTTGGCAGCTGCTGGCAAAAAAGCAGGTTCAACTGTTATTGCAATTGCTCATAGTGTTAGCCCACGAATTACAGCTTATCCTTGGGCAGCAGGTTTTGGAACTAAGTATGCTAACCCTGCGACTTTACCAGCAGGCGATGGAAAAGGATTAGCCTTTAATAAAGCAAAAGACACTTTGGCGGTTTCAGGGGATACTACACCATTTATAAATGTTTATCCTTTCAATGCAGGTTTTGGAACTAAGTATGCTAACCCAGCAGATTTGCCAGACGGAGGCGCAGAAGGAGTTGATTGGAATAATGACGATACGGCTATTGCAGTTGTTAATGAAGTTGGCGCACAATACCTAGAAGCTTGGCCATGGAGTGCAGGGTTTGGAACTAAATATACTGGCCCTGTTACTCAGCCACCACTTGCAACCTATAGTGTAAAATTTAATCCTGCTGGAACTGCTTTAGCAGTTGCTCACGCTTCATCACCATTTATAAGTGGATATCCTTTTTCTGCTGGTTTTGGAACTAAGTACTCAAATCCTGCAACACTTCCTGCTGGCACTGGTAATGGTGTAACTTTTAACTCAACTGGCGACACTGTTGCCTTAGCACATGGCACTTCTCCATTTATTACTGTTTATGCTTTTAACGCAATTACTGGGTTTGGAAGCAAATATTCTGACCCTGCATCACTGCCATCTGGTAATGGACAAAATATTGCTTTTAACAATGATGACACAATAATTGCTATTGTACACTCAACCACGCCATTTGTTTCTGTTTACCCTTGGTCTGCTGGTTTTGGAACTAAATACTCAAACCCTGCAACATTACCTGCTTCTACTAGTTTTGGAGTTGCTTGGAATAAAAACGGGGCTGACATAGCTGTTGCACATAATACAACTCCATTTGTTACTGTGTATCCTTGGTCAGCTGGTTTTGGCACTAAATACTCTAATCCAGCGACCTTGCCAACTGGTGGCGGTCAAGCAGTAACCTTCAACTAACTAAGGAGAAAAATGTCAGAAATAATAATCGAAGAACCACAATTAACAGCTAAAGAAGTAAGAGCGCTAGAGGTTGCATCTTATGAAGCAAACATAGCAACTTACACTGCTTTACTAGCAACCCTTGATGGCGACTGGGATAAAGATCTAATCCATCTAAAAGGCGTAGAAGCACAAGAAGCTGCTCGCCAATGCCCAATGAACAAACTAGCAAGACTTGCAGTATTACAACAATTCGATCAGGTAACTAACCTGCTAAAGACTGAAATTGTTGAGTGTGCTAAAGCGCAGGCGATCCTTAATATTTTGTAATGAAGCCCTACCTATCTAAAGCTGCTAAAACGCTACGCGACCAAATAAATGAAACATGGTTGGATCGCGATAAGCGCAGCGATGGGTGGATTTCTGATAGTAAACATGCACTTCGAAAATCGGATCACAACCCACGACCAGACGGAGAAGTTTGCGCAATCGATATTGACGCTGGCCTTTCTAACGAGCAAGGGATTAGTCATGCTCTGGCAGATCAGCTTCGACTCACAGCAAAAAAAGATAAGCGTATTTCTTACATAATCCATGCTGCTAAAATATGTTCAGGTAAGTCGCTATGGCGTTGGGTTAAGTATCGTGGCATTAATCCACATCATAAGCATATCCATATTAGCTTCAAGCCAAATCAACCAGGTCATAAGTTCGACATCCCACTACTGAAAGGCAATTAATGAAAATCACTAATAAACAAAAAGCAGTTCTAAAATCTTACTTTCGTGGAGTGTTAGTTTCATTTTTAACATTCTTGGCAAGTAATGAACTTGGATTAGATCCTGCTGTTTCAGTAATTATTGCAGCTTTAGCAGGACCAGCAGCAAAAGCACTTGATAAGTCAGAGGGAGCATATGGCATCGGATCGAATGACGCATGACACCAAACGAAATTGTTGCTTTTGGCGTTGGCGTATGCGCAATCGCAACCAGTTTATTGTTGGCTCTGCGTTGGGTTATTAAGTCTTACCTTTCAGAGTTAAAGCCCAACTCAGGGTCATCCATGAAGGATCAATTAAATCGACTTGAGAAGCGTGTCGATGATCTATTTACAATAATTAGCAAGTCATAATTTAATCATGGCGAACACACGGAAACAATCTAAACGCAAAAAGGTTAATCGTCGCGTCGTTCGCCAAACTCCTGAACCATTAAGTAAATTAGATCAACATTACATAGCCTTGCATTCTTGCTATAAAGCAGCTAGAAAAGCAGGCTTCACCGCCGAGCACGCCTTTTGGCTCATGACAGAAGGAAAAACATTTCCGAATTGGATCGTAGGTGATGGCGGCATCATCCCAACAATAGATCCAACCGACGATGAGGATGACGATTAAGCGATACTTAGTAATAAGTGATTTGCAAATTCCGTACCACCATGAAACAGCTGTCAAGAATGTTATTAAGCTGGCTCGAAAAGAAAAGTTTGATTCAGTATTATGTGTTGGTGATGAGATTGATTTTCAAACCATTAGCCGATGGGCTGAGAAAACACCTTTGGCTTATCAGCAAACCCTTGATGATGATAGGACAGCTACTCAAGAGATCCTTTGGGCATTAACTGAAAATGCTAAAGAAGCCCATATTGTTAGATCAAATCACACTGATAGGCTTTACAACACTTTACTAAAAGTGCCGGGCTTAATTAGCCTACCTGAGCTGCAATACTCCAAGTTCATGGACTTTGATTCTTTAGGTATAACTTTCCACAAATCATTCTACGAATTTGAAAAAGGCTGGATCTTGGCTCATGGCGATGAAGGTAACTCAAATCCTAATGCCGGCATAACTGCCTTAAATCTGGCCAGAAAGGCCGGTAAGAGCGTAGTTTGTGGCCACACCCATAAGTTAGGTATGTCAGCCTTTTCTGAGGGCTTAGGCGGCCATTACAGGCCTTTATATGGCATTGAGGTGGGCAACCTTATGAATAAGGCTAAAGCGTCCTACACAAAGGGCTTAGCCAATTGGCAGATGGGTATCGCTATCCTTGAATGGAATGGCAAAAACATGACACCAACGCTTATTCCAATTAATAAAGATGGCTCATTTACAGCTCTAGGAAAGAGTTATGGGGCGTGAAACCGATTATCGGGATAGGACGATTGATGACCATATCGATGATTTTGAGGATATTAGCGTTATCTAATCGTTATAAAACACGCCGTAAACGACCTACCAAATAGTCTTGATTTAATTCATACTACATGCAAGGCACAAATTGTGCTACATGTAGGGAGCGACATGAAACTAGCAGTAGACAATCGAGAAGCTGCATTTGAATATGCAAATCGTGGATGGGCTGTTATGCCATTACAGGCAAACAAAAAAGACCCACACTTTGAGCTATGCAAAAGAGCTTATTTATCAGCAACGACTGACATCAAACTAATTGACTTTTGGTTTGACTTTGATCCAAACATAAATATCGGTATTGCTTGTCAGACATCTGGCTTAGTGGTTTTCGATATTGATTTCCGTAATGGTGGCGAATTGTTACCTGAGTTTACGCCAACATACACAGTTCAAACTGGAGATGGTTTTCATTTGTATTATCAAGCAAATGCAACCGACTCTTATCGTGGCAAGTTAATCGATGGCATAGATATTAAGTTCAAGGGTTATGTGGCAGCTGCGCCATCAATCCATCCGTCAGGTGCAAGATATACAGTAATCGATGACAGAAATCCTGTTGTCGTTCCAAAAGCAATAAGGGAGCAAGCATGGAAATACTAGGAATGTGGTTGTTAATTGCCGGAAGTATGGCAGTTGCATGGTGGACAATAAAACACACAAACAATGAAAACTACGAAACAGGCTATTGGACTGGCCGTCAGGATGGATGGCGTGCTAGTTTGGAACACCAAGAGCGTGTAAGAAAAATGAAGTTAGATCAGGTTTTTGATTATGACAAAAACTGAGGATCTGCTTAATGAGGTCATTACTACAATCCAAGAGCGCGGAAGTGTCTATGGACATCCATACTACAATCACAAAAGAATCGCAGGATTGTGGAGTGCATATCTTGATTACCCAATCACACCACACCAAGCTGCTTTATGTATGGCGTTGGTCAAGGTTTCTAGGCTTACTGAAACTCCAGATCATTACGACTCAATTAAAGATTTTGTCGCCTATGGTGCTATCTATAGGACAGTCCTCGAAGCAGTCCAAGACCAAGATTTTGAATGGAAGGAATAATGTTTAACTTAAACGATTACGAAACAGTAGAGAGTAGATTGGATAAATGGCATGACAAATTTCCAGATTCCCGAGTGGAAACAGAGCTTATCGAGGCATCAAACACTCGATTCATTGTTTTTGCTAAATTATTCAAAACGGAAGCAGACGCCAAGCCATGCGCGACTGGTCTTGCTTTTGAAACGATTACGGAGAAGGGTGTTAATTCAACTTCTGCATTGGAGAATTGTGAAACTTCAGCGATCGGTCGTGCGCTCGCAAATGCTGGTTTCGCAGCTAAAGGCAAACGCGCTTCGAGAGAAGAAATGGCTAAGGTAAATAATGCCGAGCCAAATCAATACGAAAAAAAATTACAGGAAAGGCGTTATGGGGCACCGGGTTCAAGATCAGCAGCTGTTGAGGATGCTTTAAGAGCTTCATTTGCAGTTGAAAATAAGCAAGATGACCCACAGGCTTGGTCAGTTGCTGAGGTTGTAGATCAAATTGGTGCATCAACACCAAATGAGCCACCATCATGCGAGCATGGTCATATTCTTAAGCAAGGCATATCTAAGACAGGCAAGCCATATTATGGATATGTCTGCAAGGGCAAAGTTACCAAACATGCTAAATGGGCTAAATTAACAGCTAATGGCAAATGGTATTTTGAGGGGGTTGAGTAATGGGATACATCGCTTTTATTAATGGTAAGGGCATTCAAGTAGTTATGGATGACGATGGTGTTCATCTTGCGCAATCAGTTATTAAATGCGAGGTTTGCGATGATGACCGAGTATTTAAGGATGGCACATGTTTTAAATGCCACGAATTGATTAACTATGACCAAACCAACTAAGTTCAAATGTAATGGTTGCAAAACCGACACCGAATTCTTATGGCTTGATGCCGTTGATATGCCAGATGGCTTCAAGTTATATCAATGTATGCAATGCGGTGCGGTAGGAACAAAAAACATAGCTGAAGCAAAAGATGTGCCTGACTCAGACATAAGCAGATGCGATAAATGTGGATCTTGGCAGTTTAAGGAAATGCCATGTCATACATGTAATTTGATTGGAGCAAAGTAATGCCAACATATGAATACAGCTGTCGTGAATGTGGAACTTATG